TTCTGATTGCCTCTTTATATTTTCCCCAATCTTGTTCCTCACTAGCGAATCTGTCAGAGTCGTCCCCATCTTTGTTCTTCCATTTGACGTTCTGTTGCCACTCGCCCTTGAATCTGACGCCGTAACCGTCGGTAGTAAGGCTCCCGGCAAACAACTCTTGTCCTTCCTCTGGTTGTTTCCCTTGTGGTCCCGTGCCTGCGGAGTCGGTAATAATAAAGACTCTTTCTCTTCTATGTGGCGCCCCAATGTCGGAAGATCGTAAGCTAAACCATTGTGCATTATACCCTCCTTTGGCCAAGTCACCGAGGACTTTATCGAATCCTCTTTTTCTGAGTCCTGGTACATTTTCCACGACGACGATTTTTGGTCGTAATAGCAATATGGTTCTATAGAATGCAGGCCAGAGCCATCTGTCATCTTTCTCCCCTTTCTTTTTTCCGGCTTGACTTACTGGTTGACATGGAAATCCACCGACAAGAATATCAACTTTGTCTGGCTCAAGTTCATTAACATCTCCTAAATTTGGTATGTTGGGGAAATTTTTTTCTAATATTTCGCTACACCATTTGTCTGTTTCGGAAAACCATTTTGTTTCAAATCCCGCTAATTCAAAACCCAAATCGGCGCCACCACAACCAGAAAATAATGAGCCAACGCTATTCATTATAGCATCATGTCCACTACATAATCCATATGTTCTTGATCCGCTAAATCATAAATAGGAACTTTATAGTTATTTGCAATTCTTATCGCCTGACCAGTTCCTCCACCAGCCTTGGCTCCCTTTGTCCAGCAAATAACAAAATCAGAAAGAATTGGAGTTGTAACGTTTGCTCCAAGAATTTGATGAACATTTCTTGCATGAAGTTTTTTTGCACCTTGTTTTAAAAAATTCCAACTAGGGTGAAAGCGTTCCGCTGTTTCAAATGCTTCTGCTTGAGGTTCAATTCTTTTTGGTAATATCCAACTTCTATTATTTTCTTCAAAACTTTTCCAGGGTAAATATATTTCCACCCTTGCTTGTATTAGGCTTCTGTTTGGATCAGCCAAAGCCGCACCTTGTTCAAAGGCTTGATCTGCTCCGGGTGCGCCGCCACTTCTTAGCGTGTATCCTTTGTGAAAAAGGCGATTAGCACACCATCTCATTACTTCTTTAATATCCTCTGGAGTTTCCCTTGATCCAATTCCTGTATATATTTTATTTGTCATTTAAAATTCTTTCAGCTAGAACTCTGGCAACGTATTGCCAAGGGGGGAATCCCCCAATAGAGACTTCTCTTGTCCAGTCTGGCGCGTGTTGCGATAAAGCGTCTTTTGCCAAAATTTCTGTAGGTATATATTTAAGATAATCTTTTTTCAAGAATGTCTCCAAGTTTCCATGGCTTATAATCCATTACTTCTATTGACACATTGATCCATCTTGGATCATTTTCCCAATCAAAATTATAATCATTCCTATGAGCATTATTGTGGACATGACCATGAATATTTACATCCCATTCATCTGAAGATTCTTGCGGCTCGTGGGAAAATATAATTTTTATTTTATTAATTGTTAAAGAAATTTTGTCATCTAACATTTTAGATTTACACATTATCGTATAATAATATTTTTCTTGTTCATCATGATTTCCACGAATAATTGTTTTATAACCAGGAAGATTACTTAAATTCTTATGCCACATGTCTCTTGTTGGACCAAACCATATTGCAACGTCTCCAAGATGAAGAATATGACAATTTTTGTCAACCAATTTATTCCAATTATTAATAATTTTCTCATTAAAATTAAGAGGACGACCACACAACTTGATCATGTTATAATGTCCAAAATGGGTATCCGAAATAATCCAAGTATCAAGATTAATTTCAGACATTAAGCATCACCTCCAGATTTCCTCCTTATTTCCTGTTCAACAGTCCGGGCAAGATATCCAAACATGGCGCCAAAATAGAACCAATCGAGTCCAAACATTGTAGCTGACAGACCTAATAAAACAGCTCCTATAAAAAAGACATTAGCTAGCTCTATTTTTATAGTCATTTTATTTCCCCTGTATTCCTATCTACAAAGGCATATGCGTCTTGCCATGGTCCAAATGTCATTGTCTTCATTTTCCATAGAAGATCAGCCTCTCCTGCTTCTCCATCTCTATTCTTGAGCATTCTTACCTTCATTTGATTGTTGGCTTTCATTTCCTCATCGGAATGAAGACCTAGAATAATATCCGAGTCGTTGACAATACTTTGCGAGAAGGCAACATTATCTAGTTGGGCGCCAGATTGAAAGGACGATCTATTTGTTTGCGCCACTCCAATGATTGGTATTTTTAGTGTACGTGCCGTTTGTTTAAGTGATTTTGTCAAGTATTGTATTTTTTCCCACATTGGTCCGCCTGCGCTTCGATGCGTATCCATTAGAGATATATAATCAATACAAAGAATGTCAGGTTGATATCTAGTTAATTCCGCAAAAACACGATCAACGCTACAGCCACGCACATCGTCCATAATCAAAATATCATTTGGATTGTTTCTTATTTCAATGGCTTTTTCTTTCCATCTAGACAAATCCTTATCATGTAGAGTTTGTCTTTTAAGGCGATGATATTCAAACTGCATCAACATTGTATCCCATTTTCTTAAAAGGGCATTTGCCTCCATCTCCAAAGAAATATACATTGGAGTTTTACCCTGTTGATAGGCATTGAATAAGATCCACTGAGCAAGGGTGCTTTTACCCACCCCGGTATAACCAGAAATAGTAACGTATTCATGAGGTTGAATTCCAGCGGTTATAAAATCAAAGTCTGGAATTCCCATTTCTATTCCATGAATTAAATCCTCACCTATCTCATATTTATGAATTCGATCCTCCATCTCAGAGAATTTACTCATTTTTTGAGATGGTACAATTTGTGCCAATTCCCTGCTTTTTTCCAAAAATAAGGAATCAATGTCACCAACTAGATTTGTATCATTAGCGGCTTCAGCTAAATCAACAATGGCTGCCATTGCGTGGCGCCTTTTCACTAACTTTAAAAATTCATCTATAAGGTAACTAATTGAATCAGTGCAAATTTCAAATAAATGATCCGGGAATCTTGTTCTTAATGTTTCAATCGAGGGGGATATTTTATAATTTCTAAAATGTTCCACCATATATGAAAAAATAGGCTTATGCCCATCAACTACAAAATGTTCTTCTCTTATCCCGGCGGATAATAATGGTTCAATGTTTCCAGAGGTTGAAGCCTTATTAATTAATAATCTTTCATAGTCCAATTTAATTCCTTCCTGAACAATTTGTTGGTATTGAAGTAGTCATTATTTTGGATTAATTATCTTTCCACTATAAATATAAACAGGATATCCTAATTCTCTAAAAACATTTAAACCATTTTCATTTCTATATACATTTCCTACATGTAATTCTTCAACGTGTGCATTTATTAATGCAATGGCACAAAGTTCACAAGGGCTTATTGTAACATAAGCAATGCGTCTCCCAGGGAAGTCTGCTTTAATAACAGCATTTGTCTCTCCATGTAGGCAGCCGCAAACACCTGTACCCTTTCTGGCGCATTTGTTTCGTCCTCCCTTTGGGCCTCCGTTGTATCCAATGGCGATCTTTTCGCCAAACTCATCGGTTATCACACAACCAACTTGCATTCTATCACAAGTGGAGCGTTTGGCGACAACTCTTGCAATCTCCATGAATGTTTCATGTTTAGATGGCCTATATTTTGCAAGAGAAGTTGCACTCAAATAAAAGTTTGGATGAACCAAACTGTCTAAATACTTCTTTATCTCTTCTTTAAGTTCTTGTTTGTAATAATCAGTATATCTTGGCATTTTTTTAAAAAATTTTCACCCCATATATAAAGCTCCCTCGCTTCGCTCGGTCGCTTTATATTTTTTTCTTTTTCTACTTTAACTTTCTTTTTTCTTTTTTTTAAGGTCTAAAGAGATTATAGCAACCCATGGGTGGGTTAAAAGTAAGATTTTATTAAGAATTTGTTAAAATTGTGTTAAGTTCCTTAACATTTGAGTATTAAAACATATAAAAATGATATTAGTGCCATTTAAATAACTCCCTAGCTTTATAATTTTGTATATCCTATATGTATGGGAAAAATGGTTAATATTTCTGATGAAGAAAGAGAAAGAAGAAGACAAAATGCTTTGGCTTTAAAGGCTGAAGGAAGAATTGGACCTCAGTTTGGAAAATTGGGTGGACGCCCGAGAAAACCCCGCGCCTCTACTACTATAGCTGAAAAGGTATCCCAGGATGGAACTAAAATTTATGATCGTCTGATAGAAATAGTTGAATCCGGTATGGATGCAAATTCTGTTAGAGCCGCTCTTGCTCTGTTGAAGACAGAGGATCAAGAGAGAATAATTGAAGAAAGAGAGATGTTGAACCTTGAACAAGCAAAACGAGACGACCTCCTTGAAATCGTCGCCGGAGGGCTTAGAGAGCTTCAGGAGTCAGGGATTATCATTGACGGATGGGCTGTCGAAATTACCGACGCAGAACTTGAGGGAACTGGCGAAGGCTTTGGAGGCTCTAAGGAGACAATCTAGAACTAGAGGCCCACAAACGGACGATGAACTTCACGCCTGGATTTTAAAATGGCTGAAAATGAACATACCAAGGGTATCCGTCTGCGATGACCATCAGGCGCCTTTTGATTTTATAGCTGACCTCTACTTTGAGAGAGTCACCTCTGCTGTTGCAATGGCAAATCGTGGAGGTTCAAAAACAATGTCTAGCGCCATACTTCATCTATTAAATTCCCTATATAAAAACGGCTGTGAGAGCCTTACAGTTGGCGCCATTGAAGCCCAATCAAAAAGGGCATATGAAAACCTCAAGAAACTTCTTATTCAGCATGGCGGACAAGGAGTTTATGAACCAAAGGACCATCCAGAAATAATAAGGACAATTGAATCGGAAACAAGATTTAAAAATGGCTCCTTGGTGGAAATTGTGCCAGGAACAATCGCGGCAACTAGCGGCCCACACAATCAAAAAGTTCATGCAGATGAAGTAGACCAAATGGATGAATCCGTCTTTCAACAGTCGAGGCACATTTCACAAAGCAAAACAATAATAAATGATGATGGAACGGAAACAGTAATTAAGGCTCAGGATTGGATTACTTCAACAAGACAAAAGCCCTATGGTCTGATGCAAAAATTGGTTGATGAAATAATAGAGGCAAAGAAAAATGGACATAAACCTCCTTGGGAAATGTATATTTGGTGCGTATATGAAACAGCCAAGCCAGTTAAAAATTGTATGATTGCAAATCCAAATTTATCCGAAGAAGAAGGTTGTGGTTGTGACAAAGTTGTTAAGGGCAAGTGGGAGGATGGGAGTCCAAGAAGATTTTCAGATTGTTGCAAAGGTAGGTTGGCAAAGAGTCAGGGATTTGTTGAGTTAGACAATATTCACAAGAGATTTTTATCTTCGGATCAAGATGAGTGGGAGGCTCAACAGGAGTGTTCCAAGCCAGAAGTTGGCGGGATGGTATTTAAGACCTGGGACAAAAGAAGGTATGGAATTAAGTGGTGGAGTCCTGATCCAGATTTAGGACCAATCTACCAGGGAGTTGACTTTGGAGGTGGAACCAATCCAGCCGCCGTTAATTGGTATCAAGTTCTCAATAGAGATATAAAATGGTGGGGAATTGACCAAGCAAAATCAGATGATCCACAAAGATTGTTAAAGGCAGGAACAAGAGTTTGCTTTGATGAAATATACATATCCGAAATAGGTAATAATGAATTGGGTCTAAGAGTTAAAAGAAGAGAAAAGGAATATCAAGATATATATCCAAAATTTCATGTTGAAAGAAGATTTGTTGATCCTGCTAATAAGGCTTCAAGACACGACTGGCACGCAATGGGGTTGAAAACTCAATTTCTTTGTACTAGAGATATTAAGGAACAAATAAAAACCTGCAATACAATATTAAAGGCAGATGATTTTGCCTATGATGATGTGAAATGTAAAATGCTTCCATTGGAGGCGGAGGCTTATCATTATCCAGAGAGAAAGGCTTCAATGGAATATGATCCAGAGATCCCAATTGATGACTTTAATCACGTAATCTCGAATTTTAGGTATGTAATGGAAAATTTGAAGTATCTGGAAAGACGAGGATCAATCATAGGGAAGATACCAACCTTTGGAGATAGAATTTACAGAACGGCGAAACAAAAATCGCCAATAAAGTCTTCTGCCCCAAGATATATGCCAAGAAAAGAAAATTAAATATGATAAATGAACTTCCAGACCATTTAGGTTCTATGGCGCATTTTGCCGAGTCAAATGGAGACGCCAAAAATAGATTAAAGAAGAGATTATCCCAGGATAGAAGACCAACAACACAAACCTCTACTGACTCCTGGGTTAATTGGGGAGGTATGGCTGATGTTTTGGGACAACCATTTGATGTTGCCAAAATTCCCCTTTCTAAATTGGAACAAATGCAAAGAGATCCAATGCTTTCCTTTGGATTGATGTTTGTTAAGGTTCCGTTAATTCGCGCCCCCTGGTATATACAAAGTTCTGATGCAAGGAGGGCATCTTTTGTAGATAATGCCCTTAGAAAAATATATGGAAGATTAATACTTGCATATTCAAATTGTTTTTCATTTGGCTTTTCAGGAATAATTAAAAGATTTGAATATGAAAATCCTGATTGGGTATTTATAGATAAGAATGATCCAGAAAGCACAGAAGCAAAAGTTTGGGACACTGACATACAGGCGTTAACCTGGAAGCCATTCTTGGCATTAAACCCTCGTCAGGCATCTCCTCATTGGAATGCCAAAGGGGAGTTTGCAGGAATTGATTATGTTCCAGCTCAATCAACGTTTCCTTTTTTCAATATAGGAAATAGCAATACAGGAAGGGCGGCAGATGTCCCTCTTGATTGGGCGCTTTGGGCTACAAATGAAAAGGATTCTGTATACGGTTCACTTTGGGGGTATCCAAGACTAGGATATTCTTATCGCTATTGGTGGTCCTATTGGTATTTGTTCGGATTAGCAGATAGAGCATTTGAGAGATGGGCTGATCCTCCAATTGTTGTTTATCATCCAAATGAAGTTGGTATAGACGACGAAGGTAATGAAGTTAACTATGCGATAGAAGGCCTGACCGTTGCAGAAAAATTTAGATCAGGAGCAAATATTTCTCTCCCTGGTTCAGCCATCACAAGCGGACTTGACGATAAGGCTTCCAATATGAGAGAATGGGAAATAAATCAAATGAAGTCTGAAGCAAACTTCAATGCCATGGACACATGGTTCAAATATTTGGATGTTCAAAAACTTAGATCAATGATGGTTCCAGAACAAAGTCTTATGGAGGGCCAAGGTGGATCAAGTTCAAGAAACGTGGCAGAGCAATTTGGCGATATATTCCAGGAATCTCAAGCTGTTGTTATGCAGGAAATTGACGATATGATTAATAGATACATGATTCCTCAACTTCTTGAAGCCAACTTTGGGCCGGGAGGAGCCACATGCAAGAAAATAACTACAGGGTTTGATCCAGCGGATATTGAGACAATGAGATCTATAGTTGGAGCCTTTGCAAATAAGGATACGGAAATTCCAGTGGATATGAGGGAAACATTGGAGCGTCTTGGAGTTCCAACTATGAGCCAAGAGGCATATATGAGACATCTTCAGAAAAAGGCAGAAGAGTCCGAAAAAATAAGAACTCAAGAGATTGAAGCCAAACAAGGAAATGCAGGTGTAACAAAAGAAGGTCTTTATTATGACGAAAAAGAGGTAATTGTTCTTTCCGATGATGAACACGGTGGCTTTAAAAAGTGGCTTGATAAAGTAAGAGGAAAGGGCGACACAAATATTTAATATATGACTATAATACAACTAATATTATAAATAACTCATGTAAGATTTTAAAGGAAATAAAAATAATTTACAAAAGGCAGGTGACTTATTATGCCAGTAACAAGCAAATGGTTTGGTAACGGACTTTTAGGGCAATATAGTGTAACAGCAGCAAGACGAGTTGATTGGGCAACAGATGCAATTACCGTTTCTCTTCACACGGTAACATATGTTCCCAGCCAGGACGCAGATGATTTCTGGAATGACGCCACAAATGAAATTTCAGGAACAGGATATTCAACTCCAGGTTTGGTGCTTGGTTCAAAAACAACAGCATATGATTCAGGCACAAATGAAACAAGACTTGATGCCGCAGATGCAGCATGGACTACTGCTTCATTTACAGCAAGAATCGCCGTTGTATATTCAAATACAGGCGGTGCATCAACAACAGACCCGGTTCTTACTTATGTGGACTTTGGTGGAGACGAAACAGTGTCTTCAGGAACATTCACAATTCAGTGGGACGCGACGGGCGTGGCTAAGATTACCGCCTCATGATTTTCGTAACACTCTAAGATATAGCTCCCAAGGTAATGTGTTTGTGCTATAATGAAGAGATATGAAAAATTATGAGAAAGACTTCAACGGGCAATGGTGGTATGTTTATAAGAGTGGAAGAGACAAAGCTCTCGAAAGAATCTGCCTCTATTGCGGAAGTTTATTTTATTGTCGCGCAGCAGAGAAAAGAGATTGTTGCACACAAAAATGCACTAGAGCAAGTGAACCACCCAAAGAAATGGCTATAGCTAAAGAACCAGAGCAAGTCAGAGAAAAGTATAATTATTCTAAAGATGAATTTGGTTGGTGGTGGTATATAGCCGGAGGAACTAAATGCAGATGCAAGGTAAAAAAATGCGAACAATGCAATAAATATTATATAATTGCGCCCCAACATTTCAAAACTTCACGTTTTTGCACAAGACATTGTAGCTCCAAATCTCAACCTAAACAGGGAGAAAAGTCTCGCAGATGGAATGGTGGAAGGAGAAAAAATAATAGTGGTTATGTTGAAATTTGGATTTCCAAAGAAGAAAGACAAAAAAGAAACAGAAAAAGACAATATATATTAGAGCATAGACTTGTAATGGAAAAAAAACTTGGAAGAAAATTACAGGAAAATGAATCCATACATCATATAAATGGCGTTAAAGATGATAATAGACCAGAAAATCTTGAATTATGGGTTAAGCATTCTACACCAGGTATTAGAACCAAAGATGTGATAGAATGTATTTGTTGTCAAGGCAAGGGTTATATTTTGAAAGAGGATTCCATTGGTTGAAATTATAAAATCAAATAATATTTTTTCAAAGGATGTTTTAATTGACGCCCCTCCTGCAATTTTTGGTTCAACCCCAAATGAAAGGCAACTAAAAAAGATAATCAAATCAATAATTCCTGGTGTTGAAATTGACGCCAAGGATGTTATTGATATGCAACAGGCAACGATTAGGGAATTAGAAAGTAATTTAGAAAAAACAAGAATTGTGGCAACAACAATTGCCAATTCCTGTCTTTGTTTATATAAAATGTTATTGGATGAGGGCTATACTGATGACGGGGAATCAGTTAGATTTTCGAAGGAATTGGTAGATAGAATGAAGGGTGCAGAGATATCTATAACCGAAGATGGTTTTGGAGATAGATATTTGCGCATAACTTCAAGACATGATCATCCAGTTTGGGAAGGAAGGCAAATAGATGAGTGATTTTGAAGAAGAAGTTTCTGAATTATTAGCAGAGCCAGTGCAATTAAAACTTTATAAGGTTGTTTCACAACCAGAAGGTGAGCCAACATTTGTTGATGAATCAAGTGGTAATGAAAGACCATATATGATTCAAACGGTTCTCTTGGCTGAAAGTGAAAAATTGGCCAAGAAACAAGTTGAAGCACAGAATTGGGATCTACATTTGTCTGGTGATTTACTTTATGATGTGGTTAGTGTAGAAGAACAGGAATAGTATATGGCTATTTATTCAGCGGCAGGAAGAAGTACGGGCGCTGGCACAACATTGTTGCCAACTGTTTCCTTGTACGCTGTTACGGCATCCGGCGGTGCTATTAGAGAGATTGGTGTTTTTAATACAACTGTTACCGCTGTTGCGCTTAGAGTTGCAAGATTAACGACAGCAGGAACTCCAGGCACAGGCTTTACAGAAGTTGAATATGATGAAGATTCTCCTGCTCCAGTAATGACGGCGTTTGATACGCATACATCTACGGGCCCTACAATTGCAACAGGATCATTTAGACAGGCATCTCTTGGTGCAGCTATTGGTTCAGGACTTATATGGACATTTGGCGGAAGAGGACTTGTTATTCCCCCTGGAACTGCTAACGGTATTGGCATTATTGTTGCAGTAGGAACAGGACAAATAATAGACTTTTATTTTGATTGGGAAGAATAAATGTCAACATATCGTATCCCTATCTTGGATTATGCCAATCCATCTGGAGGTACAGCGGGAGCGGTTTTTTGTGAGCCTTATGCAATAAAAGCCACAAATGATGTGTGGAACCGACTTGTGTGGATCTTTGTCAACACAGCCACTCGTGATGGATTACATTCAGGTTTTTCTGTTCCTAAAAATTATTCAACGGGCGCCAAATTTGTTGTTGTATGGACATCTACTGTTATAACAGGAGATGTAGTTTGGGATTTAGATTATCGCACTGTTGCAGGTGATGATGCAAATAGTTTAGATCAAACTGGAAATGAGGAATCACTAACTGTTACGGATACAGCTCCAGGAGCAGCAAATAGAAGAATGGAAGTATCAATGACAGCAACCGCAGCAAATTTTGCCGCTGACGAAGAAGTTGAATTTGTCTTATTTAGAGATGGTGCAGCAACGGATACATTGGCTGGGGATGTTGTTGTGTTTCAACTACTTTTTGAATATCAGGACTAATTGTGGCGCTCACATTTGGAGCCGCCACAACAGACCGGGTTGACATCGCCCTCGGCCTTGGAACTCCATCCGCGCTCTCGATCCTGATGTGGGTGTATCCGACGACCCGCACGAATGCTCGGCGTTGGTGGGCGCAATCGGGGACAGAAGGGGGTGTCTATTCACACAACATCTTGTGGAACTTCGTCGGCACCGGAATCGAGATCGAGGTTGTGCGCACAACCTCTTCCGCTATTGTCGTCACGTCTGACACGTGGACGCTGAACAAGTGGTGGTGTCTCGTGGTGACGTACTCGGAGGCGGACGGAATCGACGCCTACCGGGGCGATCTCACCACCGAGCTTGCGCAGCTCACCTACTCGACGGACACGACCGGGGTTGGCACCACCAAGACGGCGGCCGAGGACAGACACCAAATCTCCAACATCGGCACCAATAACACGTTCCAGGGTCGGATCGCCCGCGCCGTCCGCTGGCGTCGCAGAATGACGCTCGCGGAGGCGATCGGCCAGCAATGGATCACCCGCCCCGACGCCGACACCGACTTCTTCTTCGAGCTTGGCTACGCGGGCACCGGCACACAGCCGAACCTCACGAGCCTGGGGAACGGCAAGAACGGGACTGTGACGGGGGCGACGGTGTCGGATCATGCTCCTTTGCCAATGAAAATTATCCCAAGACGATCTTATTATAAGCCACCAACAGAAACAAGTGGTCTTCAATTACGTACTATTACTTCTCAATTGAGGTTCTAGGATGCCGTTCCCCACTATTCCAACTGTTGCCGCTGGCCGTGTTCTTACGACGAACATCGACGGCACCGGCACCCGCACGTTCCCTGACCTGTCCGGGCTGACCAAGAACGAGGGCGACCTACTGATCGGGATCATCGTCGCCTACCAGTCGTCGGCCGGGGCGGGCGCACCGGGCGGCACCGTGTTCTCCGCCTGGGGTGCGTCGTTCACCGAGTTCTGCGACCAGATGACCGCCGACTCCTCCACGATGGCGATCGGGGCGGCGTACAAGTGGTCTACGGGGTCGGAGACGGGGACGTTCACGGTGACGCAGGCGGCGACGATCACGGGAGGCGCCTCTTTGATCCTGCTCTCGATTCCAGCCTCGGACGGCATAACAGCGCCGGAGGCTGGAACCATAGCCGACGGCACTGGTGCCGCAGCCGACCCCGGCTCCTTCGACCCGGCAGGGTGGGGCGCGGAGGACACCCTGTGGATCTCCGTCAACTGCAACGGCATGATCAACGCGGGCGGGTCGTGGACGGCGACGGTCGCGACCGCGCCGACCAACTACACCGACAGGGTGGACACCAACAGGGCGGACGACAGCATCGTAGGCCGGGTCGAAGGGGCGGTCGCGTTCCGCCAGTTGAACGCCGCAGCCGAGGATGTCGGCGCGGGCAGCTCGGATGTGTCGAACGCACGCAACTCGGCTCTGCTGATCGCGGTACGCCCGCGTCCTATTATTCCAATAGTTGTTATTCCAAGGGGCTGGCAACAATAAATGAGTAATAATTATAGATCTCCTATTGTTCAGCCAAAATTAGAGAAACGAGATATCGCTCCTCAAGTTATTTTTGCTTTAACTCTTGCTGCTCCTGTCTCTGTAACAATAATTTCTCCTGCTGCAAGCGCAACATCCTCTGTAGCTTCACAAATTCCAGAAATTAAAATTTCAGCAGTTGCTACATCAACCGCTTCTGTTTCTATAACAGCAACAGATATTACAATATTCCCTCTGTCATCAAGTTCAACTGCTTCGGTTGTTTCTCCTATACCTCTTGTAACAGCAATAGCAACAGTATCAATAGCTACAGCATCGGTTGTTGCTTCAATTCCTGCAATAACAGTTGCTTCAAATTCAATCGCAACTGCTTCTATTGTTTCTCCCGTCCCGCAAGTTACCGTTACTTCTGTAGCCAATGCATCAGCATCAATTTCAAGTCCAGTTCCAGAAGTTAAGGTTACAGGAATTGCAATTGCAACAGCGAGCATTTCTGCCCCTGTTATTTCAACTGGAAATAGTGTAACAATAATTTCTCCTGCTACAAACGCAACAGCCAGCATATCATCTCCTGTTCCAACTATAACTATTTCTACAAATGCAACCTCTACGTCTTCTGTAACTTCACCAATTCCTGTAATAACAATAACAAGTGTTTCAAGTTCTATAGCTTCTATTGTAAGTCCTACTCCAAAAATAACTGTAACTTCTGTTGCTAATTCAACAGCTTCAGTATCGTCACCTGTTCCTGAAGTCAAGGTTTCATCAATTGCTTTGGCCACAGCTAGTGTTGGACAAGTAAATGTAGACAATACTGTTTCTCCGCCAGCTATATCAACAGCCTCAATAACAAGTCCTATTCCCGTTATTACAATTGTTGCAGGGGCGGGTTCCAATGCTTCTGTAGTTTCTCCAACACCAAATATTACAGTAACTTCTGTAGCTATTACTACGGCGTCAGCAAATAGTCCTGTAATTTCTGTATCTAATACAGAAGTATCTCCGGCAGCAATTGCAACAGCTTCAATTTCTTCTCCTGTGCCAACAATTACAGTAACAACGGGTGCATCTGCGACAGGAACATCTAGTTCAACGCCAGCAATAAATGTTCCATTAACTGCTGCTCTTGCTACAGCAAGCGTTTCTGCGCCAATAATAAGCACTTCTGGAAATATAACAATAATTGTTCCGTCTACGAATGCAACAGCAAGTGTTTCAACTGTTGTTCCAAAAATAACTATTACTGCGATTGGAACATCAACAGCTTCAATTTCTTCGCCAATTCTAGAAATTTCTGTTTCAACTGTAGCAGGCGCCACAGCCTCTTCTAACTCTCCAATACCTTCAATCACAATAACAAGTATCGCCTCTGGAACAGCCTCTTCTGCTTCAACTCCAACAATAACTGTTCAGGCTCCAGTTGCTATAGCCAATGCATCTGTAGACACAACTGGCGCATCAATAGATGTCACAATTGGTCCATTAAGCGCAACAGCAACTTCATCTATTGTAAGTTCAATTCCGGAAGTATTGGTGACAGCAGTTGCTACATCTACGGCATCAGGGATATCACCAATACCAACAATTACTATTGTTTCAATACCAGCTTCAGTAAACGCCTCTGTAACATCTCCTGCTCCTGGCCTTACCTTTGTGGCAAATGCTATAGCTACTGCCTCTATTGTAACCCCACTACCAAAGATAACAATTACTTCTGATTCAGCAATAGCTGTGGCCAATGTTGTTGCTCCAATAATCTCAATATCAACAAATATAACAATACTGGCTCCAGTAGCCATATCTACAGGAAGTATAAGTGCGCCAATTATAAAGATTATTGTTGCCACTGTATCGGAAGCTATAGCGCAAACCAATAATCCAATACCACTTATTACAATAACAACAGGGGCTATATCAACTGCCTCAACATCTTCAACTCCAGTAATAACAATAATTTCTGATGCCTCAATAGCAACAGCAAATATTTCTGCTTCAACACCCAAAATAACAGTTACATTTGCTCCCGCAATAGCTACAGCAAGTGTTATTGCTCCAGTTATTCCAACACAATCTAGTGTAACAATATTGGCACCAACAGCCAGTTCTATTACAATTAACGGTATTCCAATACCAACAATTTCTGTTTCTTCTGTATCATTTTCCACAGCGGCAGGAATTTCACCAATACCTTCATTAACAATTAATCCTAATTCTGCACTAGCCAATGCAATTGCCTTTGGAACAATTCCTTCTAAAAAAGGTTATGCTAATTTCTCTATCTTAAGTAGAGGTAGTTCTGCTAATATATATAGCATAAAGCCAGTTGATATTGAAATATCTCCAAGAAGTTCGCCAAATATTGTCACAAGAAAAACAACTTCTAAGATATATGCGCCAACCTCTGACCATAGCGAGACATAATGACACAAACATTTTATCAAGATGAACAAATAATTTTTAATATTACTTTTTATAGTGATGCGGCTAAAACTTTACCTGTTGATCCCACTACAGTAACTCTTGAGGTTCAAAAACCAAACTTATCAGTTGTTAATCCAACTGTAAGTCCAGATGGCGCACGACCAGCAAATACAGGTAAATATACAGCAAGCTATGTAGTGGTTGATTATGGTTTGCATGATTGGCGCTGGATAACAGTCAGTCCAATTATTGTAAGACAAGGAAATATAAAAGTTGAAAGGAAATCAACAGCTTAGTTTCTTAGAGGAGAATTATTTTGGCACTACTTACCAAAGTCATCTTCATCGACAAAACCTAACCTTGGAAATATAGATGGCTGTCGCTCACGCTCACGCATCCGAATCTCATACTGGCGCAATTGGCTCGATTTCGGAAGCGTCCTTCAACTGGCAGCATGATGATCCGGCTGCAACGCCCGCCCCCAAGGGTGTTCTTATTTTTGTCGTAAATCTCGTCTCGAATACTGATATTGTTTCCTCGGTTACCTACAACAGTGTCTCAGTTCCAAAGGTGACGGGGGCAGAGGCCGGTGATACGACGACAGAGCCAGGTCACGTCACTACATACTTCCTTGGATCAGGCGTATCAACCACAGATCCGGCGACTGTTGTCGTCAACCGCACAAATAACACAGATGAATTGTGGGCGGTTGCCGTTACTGTTACTGCTGCCGCAGGTAAAGATACAGATATCCACACGGCTGGTATCGTGTTATTGCAGGATGACGGAACTCTGGCAGAGCAGAGTGTGACAGACGGCTCGCCTGGTTCTAACTCGGTCCGCTACGCCGCCGCTTTCTCCGGTCTTCCCAGCTTTCCCCCTACTGGCGCCAGTTCAACTGCCCTGTTTGATTTCGACACAGGTCAACAGACAGCGGCGGTGGTTAGAGAGACAACTGCCGGTCAGGGCGCACGCAATGTGGGTTTCGCCTCGGGTACGTCTGACGACCGCGCCGTTGTACATCTAGCAATAAAAGAAATTTCTCAATCTATAACAATTGTTTGTCCCGCTGTAAATTCAACTGCAAACATTGCCACAGTTATACCCAAAATTGATATAATAAGTATTTCTACTGCAATTGCTACAATTAATTCTGCTGTTGTCGAAATAAGACCATTTGCAAGAATAGCCATTAGTTTATAAATTTATATTTTAAAAGGGATGTAAAATTGGAAGATAAAAGAGTTGCATGTTGTATTATAACAGGGGATGATTGGCGAGAAGAAGAAGTAAAGAAGCTACTAGAGTCTCTTGAACCTCATGTTCATGGAATTTTTGTCAATTATAATGGAAAAAACAAAAAATTAAATTGGCAAAAATGGACTACGTTGCCAATAATATATAAAAAGTTTAAATGGGAAGATGATTTTTCTCTTGCCAGAAACCAATCTTTTTCTCTTGTACCAGAAAATGAATATTCTTATCGTCTTTGGATAGACACAGATGACATTTTGGTTGCTCATAATGGAGCCTTACAAGAGATGTTTGATTCTCTTGATGAATATACAGAGGGAATATTTATTAGGTATGCATATGCAGTAGAACCAGACACAGGGATGGTTGTTGTTGAACAGTGGCGCGAAAGATTTTTATCAACAAAGGTTGATTGGAATTGGGTGTTTCCCATACATGAAGTTTGTAGGTCGCAAGGTGTTCAATTTGCTAAAAGGGATCATTGTTTTATTCAACATCAAAGAACAAGCGGAGAAGATAGAGGGGCAAGAGAAAGAAATAGAAGAATAATTTCAAAATCTCTCAGAGAAAATCCAAACGAACCAAGATTTCACTTTTATTTTGCCGGGGAAACCTTAGCTGAAGCAGATGCGGAACAAGAACCAGAAAAAAAATTGGGATTAATTGAAGCCTCTCTTCTTGAATATAAAAGATACAGAGAAATGCAGAATGATCTTTCTGACGATGTTTATTTGGCAACATCTAGAATGGCTGAATTAAATAGAATGAAAAATGATCATGCCGCCGCCTTGGAATGCGACCTTGAATGTATTGCAATTTATCCAGATTGGCCAGATGGATATGTTGGGGCGGCTAAATCCTGCATGGAATTGCAGGATTGGCGCAGGATGAAGTCCTTTGCTGATATGGCTACAAGATGCGGAAGTCCTCAAACGGCGGCAAGCATTGAGCCAATGATGTCTGGTTTTACTCCTTTATTTTTAAGGGCTTTAGCTAATGAAGAATTAGGGGATATAGATCAGGCGCTTGAAGACTATAAGGAAGCCCAAAAAATATGGCAGCCAGCCAACGGAGATTTGCAAAAAAAGATTGAATTTCTTGAAGGACTTGAAGAAAATAAACCCAATGAAGAACGATGGACCCTAAGAAAGAAATTAAGGGGAACAAAATCAGAAAAAAGCATTTGTTTCTTTACGCAGCCTATACCGGATATTTGGCATCCAGAGACTTTAAAGGAAGGAGGAGCGGGAGGCGCCGAAACATGTATAATGAAATTGGCTCCAATGTTTGAAGCAGACGGCTGGAGAGTTGTTGTTTTTGGAACTCCAGGGGCACACAGAGGCTTACATGAAGGCGTGGAATACTGGAACTCCGATGAATTTTTACCCTCTGAAAAGTTTAAGGTGTTTGTTTCAAGTAGATCCTGCTTTCCTTTCGAAGCCAATATTAAGGCAGATGCATCATTTTTGTGGTGCCATGATGTTAATGTTGGAGAACAAAACAGAGAATTATTTATGAAACCAGATGCGGTATTGGGGTTAACCAATTGGCACGCTCAACATTTATCTAAACTATATAAGATTCCAAAAAATAAATTAAGAGTTATACCAAACGGTATAAATTTGGAAAGATTCCCTATAGAAAAATGGAATAATGAGGAGAAACAAAGATTAATATATTCATCCTCGCCAGATAGAGGTTTAGATACTATTTTATCATTGTGGCCAATAATAAAACAAAGATATCCAGAAATTGAAATTCATGTTTTTTACGGATGGAATATAATAGATAAAATAATTGAAATTTCTAGGAGTCGCGGCGCTCATAATACTCATTTAGAACAGTTTAAAAAGAGATGCCTATTACAAGTCGAGGCTCTTGGTGGAGAAGATGCAGGAATTTTTATGCGCGGAAGAGTTAATCAAGACATATTGGCCGAAGAGATGATGAATTCCTTAATTTGGGCATTCCCTACGATGTTTATGGAAACTTTTTGCATTACAAGCATTGAAATTCAGGCGGCTGGAGTTGTTCCCGTGACATCTAATTTGGCGGCTCTGACGGAGACAATACATCCTGACTATCATAAGGTGGAGGGGTGGCCAAATAATGCGTCATATCAGAGAGAATGGCTGTCTCTTTTGGCTTTTGCCCTTGAAAATAAGGATTATAGGGAGAAAATTAGACCAAAGGCAAGAGAGCTTGCAGAACAATTCACTTGGGAAAAAAGTTATTCTAAGTGGAATGATTTAATAAAGGAATTTATATAATTAAGTTTGTTGTCATTAATATACAATTTGCTATAATAAAATTAAAAGGAGAGTAATATGTCGGAAAGTCAAGCTTTAGTAAAACCATATTGGGTTCAATTTCACACATATGATGAAGAAAATGGAACTTCAAAGGCATATCCATTTTTGGTTGTTCACGAAGGAACATCAGAAAGCGGAGGCAACCAAAAGTGGGGATGGGTTTTTGCAAACGATACCGAGCCAAATGTAGCCGGTTTATCAGATGGAGAAAACTGGAGAGGAGATATTGGGCAAGGCGGTCCCGGAAAGAATGTTTCTTGGTCTGTTTTTGAGTAAATAAATGGGAAAATTAATTAGAAATTTAAGGGAAGGTAGTTCTCCAGGCAAGGATATTTATGCGTCTAAAAGGATTGTGTTTAAATATCTTGGAGATGAATATTCATGGAAAAAATTAACAAGTAATCTTCCTTTTATTAGAAATAAATTTATTTCTTCATTCACAAAAAGTGTTAATAAGGCAAGAATTAAATCCAGTTTGCCGCAAAACGGGATTATGAATAATACTTTGTTGGAAAAGATGAGAGCGGCGGGAGCAGTTGATTCATATTCAGATAAATTGCTGCAAGATTATGCCAAAGAACAACTAACAAAAATAGTGGAGCCATATCAGGGATTTTCTTCTCTTCATAAATCTCTATGGGAAGTATACTCCATTGGACGCAACATGGGGTTAAAAGATGGACCTGGCTTAGCCAGTGGAACATACAATCCTGGTTCTAGATTGCCAAGCGGAAAAAAATCAGATCACGCCCATCTTCCCTCTTATGCGTTTGATCTAGACATTGTTCAATACACAGGTTGGAATAATCTTAACGCTAGAGCTTATTTTAATAAAATTATTAATCGTCCAGAAATAAATTATGCCATATTAGGAAATAAAATATGGAGTAAAAGTAACGGTCTTAATAGTTATAATTATGGCGGACATGAAAATCATATTCATATAAGTGCAGTTCACTAAGAAAGGAGGAAAAAATGAAGAAATTACTATATGAAGCAGGAAGAGAAGCTCTGAAGGCATTTGTCATTACATTTCTAACATTTGTAACAGGTCTTTTGGCTGCAACAAACTTAGATGAGTTTCAGGCAATTGGTGTTGCTGGCTTGGTGGCATCAGGAGTGGCGGCATTGAAGGCGCTTAAGGTCTTTGCGCCCAAACTTTCCTTTGCCTCGCTTGTTAGACAGCCATTCGCCTCTTGGCTTGATGCCTTTACAATAGCGGGATTGTCATCTTTCTTGGTTTTGATAGATGGCCTGTCAAATGCACCAAATTATGAAACCACTAAGGCTGTTTTTGTTGCCGCAGTAGTTGGTGGATTACAAGCTGGTTTTAGAGCAGTTGAAGGATTGTTCACTAAGAGCGAAACACCATTGCCTTCTTTTGGAACAGATAACTCATAATAATGACCACCAAGGAATCGGAAAATGTTGTGAAGGAATTGTCTCAACTTCAAGAACATAAGCTGTATAATTTTGTGCGGCTTCTTGGAGATGAATATTCCATTGATGTTTTGGAAGGTCTAATAGAAAATCAAATAGATTATCATGAATTAGAAAATCTTTTAGAGAAAGGATGTTCAAAGGATTTAGCTATTGAAATTTTGTCTTAAAAACTTGCTGTTTACAGCAAGAGTGGTAGTAGCAGAAGGTTTTCCGTCCCTTCCTTCTGCTCCCACACGGGAAAGGGTAGAACCGCAACTACCCTTTCCATTTTATGCTATACTAAAAATTAAACAAAACAGAGAGGACGGAATTGAGTATACAAGAGATGGGAATTAAATCAGGTAACATGTTTACTTACTCCGGCAGGTTTTTTAATCCTTTGGAGCCAGACACAGATTTAATAGATATATATGATATAGCAAACGCCTTGTCTCATATTGGGAGGTATGGAGGGCATACAAGAAGCTTTCTAAGTGTGGCTGAGCATTCGATAAGAGTTGTTGATCAAACAAGTAGAGAGAATGGCAAATGGGCTTTGCTTCATGACGCAAGTGAAGCCTATTTGGGCGACATACCTGCTCCTCTTAAGTATCATGAAGATTTCTCTTTTTATAGAGAGGCAGAGCGTAATTTAATGAAGGCTATTTGTGATAAGTTTGATTTGGATTATGAGGAGCCAGAGGAAGTTAAATATTTCGATATGGTTGTTAGGGCAACAGAAATGAGAGACTTAACTAATATACCAATAGAATTTTATAATGGTTATACACCTCTCACTGTAAGAGTGCGTTGTTTTTCTCCAGAGGAGGCGTATAATATATTTATTGAATATGCAAGGATGTTGAGGATTTTATAATGGATTATATTAGCGATAGAGATTTTGGAGACGAAACAAACAATGAAGAAGAAGATGAGCCTGATATTGGCGTAAGGGAGCCAATATTGCCTCTTAAACCTTTATTGAGTGATGCAGCAAAGATTTCCTTGGAAAACATAGAGGAATTAATAAACGCAGTATAATGAAGGTTGCAATTTTTACTCCAACCGCACATTTTGGAAATTTAGATGTGTTGGAGGCATCCTTAACTAGACAAACATATAAAAATTTTGTTTGGATAGTTGCTGATGAATTAAAAGGAAAAAGAAAATATATTTGGTATAAAATAATAAGTAGGGTTGATTTTCCAATTTTATTTATACAACCAACAAAAGAAAAAAATAAAAAAAGAAATTTAGCCAAGGCTTATAATGTGGCGGCGGATTACGCCTCTCTTGTCGAAAATTCTGATTTATTTATATCCTTACAGGATTTTATATGGTTGCCAGAGAATGGTATTGAGAGATTTATTGCGCTTTATGAATGGAAGCCAACTGATTTATATACAGGGGTAACACATATTTCCAATGATCCTTTCCCCAAGAATGTTAAAGATATAAATGGTCTTTATACAATATTTGATTCCCCTTTTGTAGAAAAACCTAAAAGAATAGGGTGGGAGGATGTTAGAGTTAAGAAAATTTACTCCGGTTACCCTGAAGACTCAGTAGTGAAAATAGATCCGCATCATTGGGAGGCGAATTGGGCTGGCGTTCCAGTTAGTCTTCTGAAAAAAGGTTTAAGATGGAATGAAGACTATGATTATGGAATTGCATATGAAAATTGTGACTTTGCACAAAGGGCAACAAGGGAATATGGAGCAAATGTTCTTTTAGATACAGGAAATATTGCTATAAGTCTTCCTCATAAAAAATATTTTAAGGGGGAAGAAGAAGAAATAATAGAATTTAGCAATAGAGAGCGTTATGAAAAGGATTGGAATCTTTAATGGGAGTTTTGGATATATATAGAATGATACAGGAAGAAAGAGAGCGTCAACTATATAAATATGAACATGGCGAACTCGCTTGGATCTGTTCCAGCCCATATAATGAGGCAACTCATGAAATGAAATTGGGTCTTCTTGGTGAAGAGTTTGGTGAGGTTTGTAGAGCTATAAATGATGGAGAAGAACCAGAAAGACTTATAGAGGAACTAATTCAATTGGCTGCGGTTGCTGTTGGATTTGTGGAGAGCATAGAAAATGAAAATTACAAATAATTATGAAGCCTCTATAGAAATTCAAATTCCAAAAGAAATTAGAGTTTTGGTGTTTAGTTCATATTCACCTTCGGACGACTCTTGTTCTGCGGCGACGAATCTTATCATAAAGTGTAATTCTAATTCTTCTGCCAAAGAAGCACAATATATACTTGAAAAATTTATTAAAAATATTGAAAAATATTTATAAAAATAAATAATGAAAATAATTTTTGGAAATAATAAATTTGAAATTGAGGAGCACGCCAAGGAAGTTATTTCTTCCATTAAGAATGAAGAAATGAGGTATCCGAGAAGATCCATACCAATGGGAATACCTTTTCACGCAGTAAGATATCCTTTTGTTTGCGATGACTGTGGGGAGTCATACTGGTCCAACAATGAGTATGGACAGCATGTTAAATGTGATAAAAAGGGAAATAGTTTAGGATTTTAATTAAAATATGAAATTGGCAATTATAACAAATGCGTTGCAAGAGGAAAAATTAATTTTTGGTTGTGTGGCGCAATTTAAACATTATGAACTTGATCATCTTGTTTTGATTCCATATAAATCCTGGAATGGAGATTATGAATCACAAAATGACAAAACAGGAGAGATAGCCCTTGATGCTGGCGCACTAGTCGCCTATGGAGATTGGAAAACAGAGGCGGAACAATTAAATTATGGTCTTTGGTATTTTTCTGATTATGATTGGATAATAATTTGTGATGCCGACGAAAGATATACAAGAGATGGATTTAGCGTGTTATATAGAGAGTTATCATTGCTTTATGGATTTGATTCCTTAAGAACCAACAAGTGGCATGTTTATTGGAAGACGATGGATTATGAATTGATGCCCCCGCAAACAGACTTTCCGCTTATTGCAGTAAGACCTTTTGTTAAATTCCTTAATAAAAGATCCTGTAATTGCGTTAATACGGCATGGACAAGCGTTCCAATGTATCATGCCAGTTATGTCAGGTCAAATGAGGAAATGTTAAGAAAGATTTCAAGTTTTAGTCACTCTTCGGAAATCAATATAAACGAATGGTATAATAACGTATGGTTGAAATGGACTCCAGATATGGAAAATTTGCATCCTGTGCAAAGTGAACAGTTTAAAAGTGCTGTTTTTTCTCCAGCGCCAGACGAGATAAAGAAAAAATTGCTAAATCCAAATTTTTCCGGCTGAATAAAAATAAAACATCTTATCATGATAATATAAAGGAATAAATTTATGATAATAGCAAATAAAACAAAAAAGGAAAGTCAAGGGGAAAATTTAGATACATGGTGTTATGAAGTTGGAACAAGATTTGAAGAAGTCAATATTGAAGCCGCAAAACACTTTGAACAAATTTTGAGCTTATTTAGAAGACCAAAATCTGTTACCGAACTTGGTTGTGGAGATGGGGCGGCAACTAATTGGTTTTTTTCCAATGGATTTGTTATTGACGCCGCCATAGATATAAATTTTGCCAAATTGATGAAAGTAAAGACAGAAAGCAAAAGATTGAAGGATATAAATGATTATGTTACCGAAGTTGGTCTATTGAGAAATGTTTTTGCCCATCATTCCTTGGAGCATACAATAGACGCAAAGGATACTTTGAAAAAAATATCACAGAAAATGACGCCAGGAGATATTTTTTATGGAATTGTTCCAGCAGAGGATTATCTTCATTCAGTACACCATATTGTTTTTGAATCCCCCGAGGAACTATTGCCACCAAACTTTATTCCTTTAATTTTAAAATATCAGAAAAGATTGGAGCCGGAATACTTATGTGTGGCAATGAAACCACTAAAGAAGGGATAATTTAATATGGGATATACATGGGAGGAAATTGAGGCCAACAAAGAAGACATTGCGGAACGTTTTCGTTGGCTTTTCTTTTATGAGAAGGACACAATTGACCCCAACACCTGGATGGGGAGAAGAATTCAAAAAAATCCTCTTGATTTATTTATTTATGCCGAGATAGCATATGAAGTTAAGCCTAAAGTTGTTATTGAAACAGGATCATTTTTTGGAGGTAGTGCTATTTTTTGGGCTGACATAATGAAATTAATACATGGAGATGATTCAGGGAAGGTAATTTCTATTGATGTTAACAAGATGGAGCCAACAGACAGAAATGTTGATTTCATTCAGGGCAGCAGTCTTGACCCAAATATTGTTAATACTGTTAATTCTCTTATAGGACCAAACGATACGGTTCTTGTTAATTTAGACTCATTGCACGATATGGAACATGTCCATCATGAAATGGATATATACCATAATTTTGTTACCTCTGGCTCCTACATGATTGTGGAAGATGGAATTATCAATGGACATCCTACACATTTGGAATATGGGCCAGGTCCTTATGAAGCCTGCGAGTTATTCTTGTCTGAACATCCAGAATTTGAAGTTGATCTTTCCCGCGAAAGATTAATTGTTACAGCAAATCCAAGGGGATTTTTAAGGAAAATTGGAGAAAAATGAGATATTCTGTTGAAATAACCATAAGAATGAGTCCAATTGAAACGGATTCAAAGGAAAGGGCAACTGAAATTGCCATAAAGCAAATCAATAATGGCCTCAACGATAGAAGCCAGATAATAGAATATGTCGCCTATGAACTAGAGGATATAGATTAATGATTAGTTTTATTGTTCCGCATTTTGAATTGCCTGGGACAAGAGATGCGTTAAAAAGACTTCTTTTTTCAATCAATGGACAGAGAAATATCGAATTAGTTCTTCAAATAAACGAAGGATCAGGATTTGGGCCGTCAGTTAATGCTGCTCTTAGACAGGCAAGAGGGGATTATCTAATTGTGGCCAATAATGACACGCAATTAATGGAAGGTAATCTCTCAGACTTATGCCTAGATGACGCTGTAATCGTTCCTAAGCTACTTCCAGAGCATAGAGATGCAATGCCTAGGGCTTTTTATTGTATGCCCCGTTGGATTTATGAAAGGCTACTTGCAAAAGATGGTTTTTGGTATGACGAGAGATTTGAAATGGGTTATTTTGAAGACGACGATTTAATAAGGCGCCTTCAAAGAGAAAATATTTCTATTAAGGAAATTGATTCCGTTGTTGTTTATCACCAAGGGGGCGGAGGTCTTTCTATGAAACAGGTTGGAGAGCAGGAATATTTTAATGTTAATAAAGAAAAATATGACGAAAAATGGAGCAATATTTAGGCTTCTTTAAAACCAGGTAATTGCTTTCCTTCCTCTCTAAGTCTTTTTATAAATGTTTTTGCTGTATAGAAATCCTTATTAATTCTTTTCATGTCTCTTCCAAGTGTTCTTCCTGTGGCGACTGAGGCGCCAAAATATTCACTGGCCTTATCTCGTTGGCCATTTAATAGGGCTATGGCATGTCTATAGACATAATTTCTATATAAACTTCTAACTTCTTCCTCGGAACGCATATTTTTCAACCTTTCTTCTATCCCTTAAGTCTTGTTGGTTTTTCTTTCTACAAATTCTACAAAATCTTTTTGACCTGTAGAAATATGTATTTTTTTCATTATATTCGTGTTTGTTTTTACAATGAGTTTTAGATTTATCTAATTCTCTTGCATATTTTGCCATCTGCAAAACATGCTCTCTATGGATAATTCCTGCATGTACCGCCGCTGAAACACAATCTAAGTGTTCTATGTTTATACACTTCTTATTTTTACATTTGTGATGAACATGAAACCCCTGCGGAATCTCTCCAAATTTAATTTCATAAATCAATCTATGAACAAGATATTCTTTATAATCTATTCCTATTCTAGCATATCCATTGTTTAAATTTCCAGTCCATTCTAAACATCCACTATATGAGGGATTAATTTTTTGCTCTATTATATAGAGTATTTCTTGTTCATTTCTCACTTTCCTTAACTCCTTTTTAAATTCTTGGGCCGTATCTAACCCACCAATGGTCTTTTCCTTTAAAGCAACCCCAAGGGCTATGCCCAAATTTCTTGAATAATATTAATGCAACAGTATATTGCTGTCTTGGTGTAGCATATTTTGCTCTCTTGGCTTTTATCCATTTTGGCTTATAATCTGTCCATGTTTCAGTATAAAATCCAAATGCCCCTTCATAATCTCCTCCATCATGCTTCCAGTTGGGAGGATTTGGATATGAGCCAGATTCACAAACACCTAGATTATACCATTTATTTGGCAGCCACGGATAAAGAATTTTTTCTTGCGAGGCTTCTGATTTTTGAATAAATAATATAAAAAAAATTAATATAAAAATAATAAAAAATAAAAATTTAGAAAATATTTTTTTATTAAAAAACAAAATTTTTTCTCCTTCGTTTGATTATAAAACAGGCGCAATATTTAACTACTATTGCGCCCTTCACCTTTTTAAAAGTGGATGTTAAAATTATATCATCTAAGATTCATTAGAATTTAACATTAGTTTCTTTTCTTCTCTAGCTTTTCGCAAATTTTCGGCTCTTAATTTTGCTGCAGCCTTCTTTTTTCTTTTTATTAGACTTTCTCTTTCCTTTTTGTGATAATCAATATGATCCTCTACAATTGTTAAAGATATGTATTTATCACAAATCTTACACATTATGTCTGCCCCAAGTTTTGGCCCAAAAAGTGTATCCGGCCTCCAATTTTTTAGCCACAAAAAGGATTCTAAGTCTTCATCTGGTGTTTTTTTTACGCCCATTTATTATAGTTATTTTGTCCTATATCGTCGCCACAGTAAATAGAATATGGCTTCTTCTCTAAATTATACCATATTGGTTGCGCCCCACCATAGGCGCCATAACAGACAAAGACATTATTAAAGCCGATTTCCTTTGCATGGGCAATGCAATCAAGAGGTTTTTTAGCAGCCTCGGCTTCCTGCGGGAAGATTTCCAAAACTACTGGTCCTAATTCAATTAAAGGTTCCCAGCCATTTTTCTTGGGATTATAAGG